TCAAAACTAATTCAATTCCACAAACTAACGTAACTACAGGACCTGATGCATACAAAGGTGACTTCAGTAACACAGTCGGCTTAGTAGCTCATAAAGGTTCTACAGGTACAGTTAAGTTAATGGACTTAGCAGCTGAGTCAGAATATGACATCAGACGTCAGGGAACCCTGATGGTAGCTAAGTACGCTGTAGGTCACGGAATCCTCCGTCCTGAAGCTGCAGTTGAATTAGCTTCAGCGTAATACATGTAATACAGTCTAGCCCCTTCGGGGGCTTTACTTTTTTAAAAGGAAATAGAAATGTTAGGAACCTATACAAGTCTTTCAGAACTGGAAGCAGTCAACATCATGCTTAGCACTATCTCAGTAGCACCAGTATCAACCTTAGCTGTATCGGGGGACCTTAATGTTTCTGTTGCTAAACAGATGTTGTATGACACAGCACGAGAAGTAGAGACCTATGGCTACTACTTTAATACCGATACTAAGTATCCATTAAATCGAGATATTGAAGATGAAATTGTAATGCCTAAGAACACTTTGTTTGTATCTATAGACAGAGACTATTGGGACTATGATGCAACCTTGAGAGGACTCAAGCTATATAACAGAAGCAAACAAACATATAAGTTTGATAAGAATTTAAAAGGAACAGTGACGTTCTTCCTAGAATGGGAAGAGTTACCTCAACCAGCAAAACAATACATTGCTATTAAAGCAGCAAGAAAGTTTCAACTAAGAATGTTGCCAGATGAATATACATCTAAGTATAGCCAACAAGAAGAATTAGAAGCAAAAGCACAACTAGAAGATTACGATGCAATGGAAAGACAATACAATCTAGCCGACAGCAATCCAGTATTTAAAATATTAGCGAGGTAAATTATGGCAATGATGAACAGGTCGATACCTAATATGTTCAATGGGGTATCACAGCAACCCCCTGCCCTACGACTACCTTCACAAGCTAACATACAAGAGAATGGTATGTCTAGCGTAGTAGACGGTCTAAGTAAAAGACCACCAACTAGACATATAGCAAAATTTAATGCTAAATCTACAGAAGAAATTTATATACACACTATTAACCGAGACAAGTTTTCACAATATGTAGTGATGATAGAAGACGGAGACCTTTATGTTTACGACCTTGATGGGAATAATATCCCTGTGGACTATCCTGACGGTAAGTCTTATCTTAATACAGTTTCACCACGAGATGACTTCTCAGCCGTTACAGTAGCTGATTATACATTTATTGTTAACACTACAACTAAAGTAAGACAAACAAGTGCCACTGCCGCTGGAAGTTTAACAGGCTCAGTACAACAATTTATAGACCTACCTGATTCAGGTGGCGGTATCTATGAAATTGCAGGTACAGGGTCTAATAACTTTGATAACTACTATGTTAAGAAAGTAGGAGATGTATGGCGTGAAACTGTTAAGCCAGGTCTTAAAACACATTTAAATCCAAACACAATGCCTCATGCTTTAGTAGATGAAGGTAATGGTAGGTTTACATTTAGAGAATTAGATTGGGACCCTAGGTACGTTGGGGATGACAATACAGCAAAGTTTCCCTCATTTACAAACAACGTAATATCAGACGTATTCTTCCACAGAAATAGACTAGGCTTCCTATCTAAAGAGAATGTTATATTCTCTAGGTCAGGTGAGTTCTTTAATTTCTTCCCTGAAACTGTAACAACTATATTGGACACAGACCCAGTAGACGTTGCAGTCTCTCACAATAAAGTAGCTACACTTAAACATGCTACTTCCTACAATACTTCCTTAATGTTATTTGCTGACCAAGCTCAGTTTCAATTAACCGCTAAGGATGTCTTAACACCTAAAACTGCAGCCATTAATGTAACAACAGAATACAATGTTAATACCAAGGTAACTCCAGTATCAGCTGGTACATCCTTATACTTTGCCGTAGACAAAGGTGAATCCACAAGTTTAAAAGAATATGAAGTACAACCATTAACTTATAACAATGAAGCAGCTGATGTAACAGCTCACTGTCCTAGGTATATCCCTAATGACTGCTATAAGTTAGCAAGTAGTGATTTAGAAAATACTGTTATAGCTCTATGTGAATCAGACCGTAGTGCTATGTGGGTATATAAATACTATTGGGCTACACCTGATGAGAAGGTACAAAGCTCATGGTCTAAGTATCTAATATCTGAAGAAGATACATTACTAAATGCAGATTTTATAGATAATAAATTATATATAGTTGTTAAAAGATATGATGGTACTTACTTGGAAATGATGGATTTTAGTTATAACCAAGTAGATGAAGATATAGGATTCTTAATACACCTAGACCATCGCTTAGATATACAAGGTGTCTTTGACCCTGATACACTTAAGACAACATGGACTGTCCCTTATCCTACTACAGGAGCTGGATGGAAAGGTGTACTAGGTTCTAAGTATATAGGTAGAATTGGTGGTACGTTAAACTTAATACCTTCTACTGAATATACATTAGAAATCTTAGGTGACTGGTCAGAACATCCTGTAACGATAGGTAAGACATATAACTTTAAATATCAGTTAAGTCCTATCTACTATAAGGATTCACAGAAACTAGCAGTACCTCACTATAAACTTAATCTTAAGAACATGCATATGTTCTATGACCGCTCTGGTTACTTCAAGGTAACTGTAGAGCTCAAAGGTTCTGAGCCTTATGAGTATGTATTAAACCCTACTCTTGGTGATGAAATACTTAAGATTGGTGAAGCAGTTATAAGTAGAGGCAATTTTAAATTCCCTATATTTGGTGACGGAGAACAAACAAAGATAACAGTTCAATCTGATTCTATGTTTCCTGTATCAATTCAGGGTGCTGAATATGAAGCAATGACTACAAGTCATTCAAGACATGAATAAGGGATAACATGGTACAAATAATTAAACCAACACACGAACACACTAAGGACTTAGCACCACGTTTAAGACCTGATGACATTAAAGAGATAACTGTAGCTTCTCCAGAGTTAGAACTGGAGGAGATACTTAACCTTTGTGTTGAATCTTCCACAGATGCTTATGCAGTTGTTGATGAAGAGGATGGTTGTGTTGCTATATTTGGTGTAAGAGACATGGATGAAGATAGTGGGATACCTTGGTTCCTTTCTTGTGAACTCTTCTTCTCTAAGTATAAGAGAAGGTTTATCAAAGAAGGACCTGAGTTCCTTAAGAAGCTCTTTGGTTCCAAGACTCATCTATATAACTATGTATCTAAAGACAACACTAAAAGTCAGAGATGGCTTCAGTCTTTAGGCTTTACGATACATAAACAAATAATAAAATTTAAAGACGTAGAGTTCTACGCATTCGATAAAAAGGAAATCACATGAGTGAATATAAACATATATGGCATAAAGGCGGAATGGCATTAGAGCACCGTGTAGTTTGGCAAGAAGCTCATGGAGATATACCTGAAGGAATGACCGTAGACCATATCAATGGTAAGAAAGATGATAACAGATTAGAGAACTTACAGCTATTAAGCATCTATGATAATCAGCTTCGTTCAAGACGAGGCAGTGTATCTAAGCTATCAGGCAATCGTAAGAGACCCTTTGATGGTCATAGGTCAGCTTTTGGAAAGATATATAGAAAGACATTTGGTACTCCAGGTGGAGCACAGATGTTTATTAATACTTGCTTATTAGGAGGTCTAACATGTGCGGTGTAGTCGAGGGACTAGCAATAGCAGGAGCAGTCTCCTCTTTTGTAGGAGGTCAGTCAGCAGCTAGTGCAACATCTGATGCAGCTAAAGCTAACTTGGAAGCACAGTATGCTCAAACAGCTGAGAAACAAAAACAGATTAATGAGTCAACAGCATTAGAAGCACACGAAAGACAGAAGCAAGGCTTAATAGATAGAGCAGAATCTATGGCTATTGCAGGTGAATCAGGTGCACTAGGGTTCTCCTCAGATAGATTACTAGCTGATTCCTTTATGCAACAAGGTACAGACCTTATGTCTATTGAACAGAACAGGTCTAATCAAATGAAACAAACTGATATTAATAATCAGTCATATAGAGCCTCAGCTCAATCACAAGCCAATGCAGCATACAACAATGCTCCAGGTTTAATAGGAACTGGGTTACAGATTGGTGGAACTATAGCAGAATACAATCAAAAAGTCGATACAGCCACAGAAGATTATGTAGGCAAACATTTAAAATCATAGGAATAAATCATGGCAGATAAAGCATTCGATGCCTTCTCGCAAAGAAGGAACACAGGTACTCAGGACCGTCTAACAGAGAGAAGACGTGTCGATACTTATACTGACCCTAACAGATACCAGATGCCTCCTAGGAGAAGACTAGGTGTTTCAGCTCAAAATAAAAGTATGTTCGAAGCTCCAGGTAAATCTAACATAACAGCGTTTGCTGAAGGGTTATCTGAAGTGCAACCACAGATAATGGAATACTTAGCTAGAGAAGAAGTAGAAGCTAACAAGATAGAAGTACAGCACGGTATTAAAGATGCTATGGCTACTGAAGCTATGAAAGCAGGTGATACTGAATATGTAGATAATGAATGGCGACAGTTTGCTTATGAGCAAAAGAAAGCAATGATGGCAGGGGAAGAACTTACTACTCAGTTATTAGTTGATGTTGAAAACAAAGACCCTATGGTGGACTTCCAACCTTGGTATGAAGACTGGTACGCTCAGAAGATGGAGGAGTTTCCTCACCTAGCTACTATGGACCCAGAGGTAATGGAGTCTTATAACAAGCCACTTCAAAAAGGTTTAACTACTGCTAGGAACCATGCTTTAGTAACTAAAGATAATCTACAGCAGAAGATGTATAAAGCTACTGCCACTGACCATATTGAGAAAACACTTCAAGAAGCTATTAAGCATGGACATGAAGTTAATAATGAATTAATAGAACGTATCATCGCTGATGAAGAGAACATGAGCAGATGGGGATTGACTGAGAACAATAAGATAATCTTCGATGCTGTTAGCCGTATTGCTAAGGGTACTGAAGGTAACCGTAACCTAGATGCTCTTAAGTATTTAGATGAAAAGAGAGGACCAGGAGGTCTTATTCCTTCTATATCATCATCAAGACATGATGAAGTTGAAGCTCTTAGAAAAGAAGTAGTTGGTCTTATTAAACAAGATGAAGTTCAAGAAACTCAAAAACTAAATGCACAAGATGATTTAATACTAGAGAATGCTTCCACAGCTCAGGACCGCTTTGATTTTATTCTTGGAGCCGAAGAAGACATTGTTGCAGTTAAAGGTATAAGAACTGCAGATAAAGTTCGTAAATGGAAAACGGACTACATGAATGAATATAGACAAAAAGTTAAAGACAGAATTGCCGCAGGTGAAGATGTACATGTAGCTCATAGAGAAGTTCTAGCTGAGTTAGAAGCCCACGCTAGAGTATGGAACAAAGAAGACCCTGCGTATAAAGAACTAAGAAAAGAGAAAGCCAAGAGAGCAGAAAGCTCTAGGGCGTTTACAGCTGACTTAATTCGCCAACCTAACTTTGATGATACAGCAGCAGAAATCTATACAAAGATAACAACTCAAGGTGGATATCTTCCTGAGTCTTTAATTAAAGAATGGAACCAATTAGAACCTGAAGATAGAACTACTATTATTAAAGCAGGACGTAACGCTGTTGCAGCTAACCTTGTAAAACAAGCTGAAGACATTGCTACAGATGCAATCACATTAGCAGAACAGGATAAAACCAATGCAGAAAAGACTGTCAGACAAACTACTAAAGATACTAATGTAGAAATACAGAAAGAATTTAAAGAGGCTGATAAAGTAATTACAGATGCAAATGCAGCAGAAGAAAAGACAGATACTCTTGATGCAGCACAAAGAGAAGCAGAGCAGCAATCAATGCATCAAACATTAAAACGTCAGACTGAACGTATTGAAAAAGAAAATGAACGTAAGAAACAAATAGAAATTGAGAAAGCTGAAGCTTGGCACAACGATGTAGACCTTAGTAAGAAACTTGAAGAAGAGTTTGATATCCCTCAAGAGCAACGTGAATACGAAGAAGGATATAAGAAAGACTACACAGATAACCAAGGTGTAAAACCTGGTTCTATTGATTACATCTCTGAAGACAGACCAACTAATATTGAAGATGGGTCCTTTGGGGCTTCAATCTTTGGTCAAATATGGGATGGTGCTTTAGATGTAGGTGAAGCTATCTACGATATATATGACAGTAGCTCTCTCATGGGTAACCAAATACTTGGTGGTGAAGAGTTCAGTAGAACTGATAGGGATGCTTCTGGTAATTTTGAAGTAATAGAAGATAAGCCTTCAGTCAATACTAACCCTAACCTTGAAACTAAACCTAGTACCTTCAAAGAACAAATGAAGAAATCTGAAAGTTCAGGTAACTATGAAGTAGTTAATGATGAAGGATTCATGGGTGCATATCAATTTGGTGATGATAGGTTAACAGATTTTAAATCAGCTAACAACACTAACTTTACACAGGCTGAGTTCTTAAATAGTCCTGAACTACAAGACAAAGTATTTGAATGGCATGTTAAAGACTACAAGAAACGTATCAAGAAAGCAGGCTTAGATTCCTACATAGGTAAAACTATTAACGGTGTTGAAGTAACCGAAGATGGTTTAGTTGCTGTAGCTCACTTAGGTGGCTTTGGTGGCATGAGACAATTTTTAAAATCAAACGGTAAAGATGATGAAGCTGATAGTAATGGCACATCAATGACAGAATACCTTAGAAAATTTAAGGCTTAATATAAGGACAAGATTATGGCAAGAGAATTATTATCAACTCCACAGGAGCAGCAACAAGATGAAGCTGCTTTAGAGGAGCAAGATTTAGCGTACAGCACGGAGGAGTCACCTCCTGTTGTACCTCCACAAGACGGAGATAATGCTATTGCTAATCTTGAACAAGCTAGGAGCACCGAGGTAGACGATGCGGATATCCAAGACCTTCAGAACCCTGAGGGTGGCTATGCAGCAGTAATGGAAACAGAAGCTACACCGCTTATTAAGTCCCCTGAGGACTCTCCTGAAGCTGATGCAGAAGCTTATGATAATGCCAAAGGTCTGGGATTATCTTTTGTACAAGGACTATGGAACGGTACAGAAGAGATTGGTTACACTGTGGCAGAAATGGCTGATTCAGCTTTTGACATGGAGTCTCCTACTTACTTTAAAGACTGGGCAAAGAGTGTTGAACTACAACCTACTGAATGGAAAGATGCAGGTGAAGCAGCTATGGTTGCCTCTACAGCTAACGCTTTAGCAGGTGGAGCAGGACAGTTCTTATCAGGATTTATGCCAGCTCTTAAAGCACTACAGATATTTAAAGCTTCAGGTAAGGTCATGCCTTGGATGAAGAAAGTTATTGGTACAGGTGTAGCAGGTGCTACAGCAGACTTTGCTGTATGGGACCCTACAGAGAAAAGAGCCGTGGACTTCCTTGCCAGCTATGGTGATGAGATGTTAAACGAAGCAGCAGCTCAAGGGATTACCGAAGAGAACATGCCTGCTATTAAAGCTCAACTAGCTAGAGTATTAACTTCTGACTTCATTAAGAAGCTTCAGTATCAAGAAGGTGACTCACAGCTAATGGGTAGAACTAAACAAGCCTTAGAAGGTTTTGTATTAGGTAAAGTATTAGACCCTATCATGGGAGCCTTAGGTTCTCTTGCTAGACTTAAGAAACCAGTTAATCAACCTTATAAACGTAGTAAACATTCTTTAGATGAAACTACTCAAGAAGCTATGGAAGAAGCACCTATTGAAATAGGTTCAACTGTTAGAGCTTCTGACCAGAATAACTTTGGTAAAGTTGTAAGTATCAATGGTACTAAAGCTAAAGTTAGATTTGAGAATAAAGCAAATGGAACTAAAGCAGTAGTAGAGCTAGATGTAGAACAACTATCAAACACAGCTAAGAAACCTCTTGGTAGAGAGTTAACGCAAAAAGAAATGGCTGACATGAACTTTGATAAAGACTTTACTCTTGATAAGAAAGTACAAGAAAAGTTTAACAAAGCATTCATACAAAATGCTGACCCTAAAGCAGCAAGCGAAGTATTACTAAAATCATTTACTCCAATGCTTGATAGTGTACTTACTGTTAAAGACATGGAAACAATGTTAGCTAGAGCTCAAGCCATAGTTGGTGAAGCAACAGACCAAGCAGGAACATGGAAAGATTCCTTAGACAAAGCTACACAAGATAAACTATTCTCTCAAGAAGGTATAGCTCGTGCAGGTGCAAAAACAACAGACTTATCTGCGGATGCTGTTACCTTAGCTTTAATTAAACGTTCTTTAGGAGAACGAGTACGCAAAGCAGGTCTTAGTGCTAAAGATTTTAAAAATGGTGGTAAAGGATTAACAGAGCAACAGTATAAGAAAATCTTAGCTAATGCATATGCTATGAACCAGTTTGCAAAAATACAGATTGGGGAAATAGGTAGAGCATTAAATATAGTTAAGCTTTCTAAAAAAGGTGTTAATGGCGAACAGGTCATGGACATTGACGATATATTTAATCACATAGAAAAAAAAGGTTGGAGCAACATTTCTGAACATATAGACATGATGGCTAAATCAACTGATGATATGGCTAGTGAATCCTTAGAGCACATAGGTGAACGTAACTGGATGAGAGCGTGGACAGAAGGGTTTATTAACTCAGTCTTATCTCCTACATCCTTAGGTATTAACATGACATCTAACGCTATTATGATGGTAGCTAGAACAGCTGACATACATATGGCAGCATTTAGAGGTGGTGGAGGTATTACACATAAGCAAGCCTTTGCTCACACTTTAGGATACCTACAGGCTATCCCTGAAGCTTTCAGAGTTATGTATAAATCATACAAGAATGACAAAGCGGCATTCTCTAACAATAAGAGATGGGTTAATGAATTTCAACCTAAGGCAGCAATCACTTCAGGTAACCTAGGTTTTAAAGGTGATGACCTGAACTTCATGAAGAAGTCTATGAATGGAACTATAGATACAATCGGTAAGATATTCCGAGGTGTACCAGGTGGTGTTCGTTCTATGATGGCTACCGATGAGTTCTTTAAAGTAATGAACCATAGAGCTTACTCTATGAAAGTAGCAGTTGAATCTATTGAACAGACTGGAGCTAACTCTCTTAAGAATCCTAAGCAATTTGCTAAAGGAGTTATTGATGAGTTTGAGAAGATACAGAACTCATCTAAATCAGCAGCTAAAGAAGCAGGCTGGGGTTCTCCTGAGTATATGGCTTTAAAGAAACATAGTGAAGCTATGGAAGAAGCTCACCTAGCTACGTTCACAAATGAATGGGGACCTAATTCAGAACAGGTATATAAGACACTAAGGTCTCAACCTTGGACATCTTTGATATTACCTTTCGTTAGACAGCCAGTAAACAACATGTTGTATCTAGCTAAGTCAACTCCTGGTCTTAGCTTAATGAGTAGACGTATGTCTAAAGAATTAGCAGCAGGTGGTGCAAGAGCTCAGTTAGCTCAAGCACATCTTAATGTTGCTTCTATGGTATGGGCGTATGCATTCATGACAGCATTTGCTGAAGGTGGAAAGATACAAGGTAACCCTAAGGGTGACCAAGGCTCTCGTACTGAGAGTGCAGACCTAGGTATTGACCCTAATACATTCCAAAATGAAGATGGTGACTTTGTTAACTATCGTGGTGGTGAACCTGTAGCAGGTCGTTGGGCTATTGCAGCAGGCTTAATGCATCAATGGATGAAGATAATGAATGAAGCTGGTCCTAACATGACTGATGAAGAAGTAGAACAAGCATCATGGGACATGGTTATTGCAGGTGGTTTAACTGTAATGGATAACTTTAAAGACCAATCTTCTTTAAGAGGTTTAGAAAATACTCTTAAGATATTTGAAGGTGGTACTGAAGGCTCATTTAAGAAACGTACTGAGATGATGTTGACAGGATGGATACCTAATCTATCAGGTCAAATTAAATATCTTAGAGAACAATACATGGATGAAGACCAAGTAAGATACTCAGCTGAAGGTATATCACAGGAATATGATAAGCGTTTAGGTGGTGGTGAGATAGTACAACTTAATTCATTTGGTGATGCTATGCCAGGTGCTCATCCTCAGATGTTAGGACAAGTATTAGGTATCAGTGATAGTCATGCTAACCCTGTTAACTTTATACCTACTAACATTAGAAAGACTAAAGGCTTTGAAGAAGACTGGCAGAAAGAAATTGTCAGAGTTAAACAGGCTCTCCCAGGAGAAACTGTACTAGGACAAGTTCCTAAACGTATTGACAATGTAAAAATAGATAACAGAGAAAGACATAATCTATTGAAATTTCTTAAGTATATTAAACCTCAAGGTAAAACTTTAGCTCAAGCTATGCGTAAAGAAATGAAGTCAAGAAGCTATAAGAGAGGTACTGACGAGTTTAAAGCAGCAGTCATTAAGCAAGTATATAAAGCTTACATGGAAGCAGCTAAGGTTGCTTTAGTATCAGATGCAGCTAGTTACTACAAGAACAAAGATAGACATAAGAGACAAAGACATTGGAAGAAAATGGGCTTAGTTGATTATGGTAGAAGCCGTGCGTTATCTGTACTCTCAGACCGTCAAACAGCTAAAGATACTAATCGTTTACTTCAACCTGGAGATAGACGAAGGATTGATGTAGACAGCTTTGAAGAGAAAGCATCCTCACAAAGAGCGGGCAATCTACAACAAATACAAAACATACTTAATTAACACAAGGACACAACAATGGCAAAATCATATGTCACATATCCAGGGGACGGAGCTACAACTACATACGCAGTAACCTTCCCCTACCTTGCTAAGCTTCACGTTCATGTGTTGATTGGTGGGGAAGAAACAGATAAGTATATATGGCTGACTCCTAGCTCTATACAGCTAGAAGCTCCAGCCTCAGATACTATTACTATCATTAGGGTAACCCCTACAGAACCCATAGTAGACTTTACTGACGGTTCGGTACTAACTGAGAATCAACTAGATATAGCAACCATACAGTCACTCTACGTCGCTGAGGAAACTCAGGATGCAGCTAAGTATGCCCTAAACAGTAACCCAGGTGACCCAGACGGTCCCGACGGTCCTGGTAAACCAGGTGATGGAGTTAATTGGAATGCTGAAGGCAAGAAGATAATTAACCTAGCTAATGGTACTGCTGCATCTGATGCAGTCAATAAAGGACAGTTAGATGCTCTAGCACCTAGCTTAGAGCCTTATGCTAAGAGAGCCGAGGATGCAGCTGAAGCAGCTGAGGACTCTGCGGATAGAGCTGAAGCAGCAGCTGATTCTATTCATGACGATGCAGTAGCAGCAGAGAACGCAGCTAATGCAGCTAAGGACTCCCAAGATGCAGCTAAGGTATCTGAGGATAACGCTAAGTTATCTGAGAGTGCAGCTAAAGAATCAGAAACAAAAGCTAAGGCTTCTGAAGATGCAGCTAAAGTATCTGAAGATAATGCTAAGACTTCTGAAACTAATGCTAAAGAATCAGAGAATAAAGCTCAAGGTCACGCAGCCGATGCTCAACTTGCAGCTGAAACAGTTAATGATGTAGTAGCAGAAGTGGGAGACCTCGTTGATGAAGCAGAAGGTCATGCCTTAGCTGCTCAAGGGTCAGCCGATGATGCAGCACAGAGTGCCTCAGATGCTAGTGACTCAGCAGATAAAGCAGAGTTACATGAGCTAAATGCTCAAGCTATTGCAGATAGTATTACATCTGTAGAAGAAGCTCCAATAGATGGTAAACAATATGCAAGACAAGATGGTGATTGGTCCGAGGTAGAAGCTAGTGAAGGTGGTGGTTCTACACCTACACCTGAAGCATTAGTATGGGAAGATAAGTTAGCTGAAAGAGAAATAAATGTTGAGTATACTAACACTAATGAAGTTCCTTTATATGTTTCTGTCTCTACAAAAACTGATAATAGTGGAAATGGTAGAGCGCAATTATGGATTGATGGAAAGCAATTTACCGCATCAGGAGCAAAATTAACACAAGTTGCACAAGTTTTAGATAGTACCTTTGGTGTTGTTCCGTCAGGTAGCACTTATGAAATAAGGCAATCTGATGGTGCAGAAAAAAACCTTTGGCACGAAGCTCGTATGCCTTTAGCTATTGCTGTAGGTGAAGCTAGTGGTGGAGGTACTACAGATATATTACCTGT